ATAAGTGGTAGCAGTCGTATTGTTGTTCGAGACAATTACATCAGAAGAAGCGGCAGTACCCGTATTGGTATTTTGAATCTCCATCTGTATGTAACTATTCTGACTGGCTTGCATCGTCAAAATATGGTTTACATCGGTATAGCTCAGTGTTCCGTAAGAGAACGCACCTGTTGAAGACGTGCCGGAAGTAGAGGCATTAGCCGTAACAGTTGTAAACGCGCCTGTGTTTTGTGTGGTCGCGCCAACAGTACCATTAATATTAATGCTTGCCGTACCTGTTAGGTTTGTAACCGTACCAGAGCTTGGTGTACCTAGTGCCCCATTGTATAAAACAACTGCTCCTGTTGAACCCGTATTAACTGCCAATGCTGAGGCTACGCCTGTACCAAGACCTGATACACCACTGGAAATTGGCAGTCCTGTTGCGTTAGTTAATGTTCCCGAGCTTGGCGTGCCAAGTGGTCCACCTTGATAAACAGCGTACTCAGCAGGGTATGTACAAAATACGTTTTGTGTACCGGACGCAAAGTTAACAGTAGCACCCCCGTTGCTAGATGAGTAAACGGTTGTTCGAGTTAGGGTGTTGCCTGTGTTCCAAGTACCCAGTCCCACTTCCCAGTTTGCACCGCCTTGATCAGCAATACAGTAGTAGGTTGTGGTTCCGTTGGTAGAGCTGAAAGCGCCACTGAAAGATTGATACCCAGTAACCGCACCAAGGAGCGTGACTGCGCCTGTGCCTGGAGAACTACAGGTCTCTAATACCCGGTCCTTGATTAAGAAAGCCATACATACCCCTTAATTAAGAAGTCGCGGTAGTACTGTAAACAACGCTGACAGTGTCTCCGGCGGTGGTGGTTTTCGCTGTACTGAAGTTACCTTCTGAATACAAAGTACCGCTTGTATTGCTTTGAGCACTAGAAGCGCCTGTACCAAGTACCAAGAAACATCCGTAAACTGTACCGCCTGAACCTGTGATTGTGTAGGTCACTGCTGTAGCTGTTGAGGAAGTTACGTTAGAGGGTGTAGCGCCTGTCGATGTGGATGACGCAAAAACTGCTGTACCACGAACGGCTGATCCGCCCACTGTGTAATTGACAAACTCTTTAGACGGCACGATTGTGCTCATGGTATCTGTTGCGGCGGCGGTAATGCTGGCATTAAGCAACCCAAGATAGGGTCCGGTCACAGAATAACTAGAACCTTTGAGTAAGGTATCAAGCATCAATTGTTTACCTACAGCTACCACTAAGTTGGGAAATTCTTCTTCCCATTTGATGTTGCCGTCTTTGTCGCGGCAGACAACGTGGTACCAACCCTCGATGCCCATTCCTTCAGGAATACTAGCCTTAGCTTGGAGTGTAGCCACTGCGTGATCTCCAATGTTTGAAATTTCGTTAGCCATCTTGACTCCTTAAGATATACGAATAATAGCCGATGTGTTTGTTGCGGCAGGAAACTGAACTGTGAATGTGCTTGTCGAGGTCTTTGCAGAACCAAAATCTAAAACACAAACTGCGGGGTTGGTTGTTCCGTTGTTCAAGTAAATCAAGGCGCCCCTTGCACTTATAGACCCTGTCCAAACTGCGTTGGCAAAAGATACATAAGCGGTGTCTCCACTTGAACCCACTGTTGGAACCTGATTGACGACAAGCAACTGACCGCCGGCGGTATAGCCTGTACCGGATGTCTCACCTGCGTTGGTGTAGGACTGCGTTGTTTGGTCAAGCGTAGCCGTGTTGGTGTAGAGCGCAATGTAGAAGTTGCCGGACGTGAAGTTATACACTCCGTTCATCATGCCGGTCTTAAACACATCACAAGCCCAGTTGCCAGTAAATGCCATCTTATGTCACCCTCTGGCGGTATTGTCCGCTTCTATAACTGTCCTGTCTCTCAAGGCCGTCTCCAAGGCGTTTAGCTTCTGCAAGCGCTTCTTTGTACTTATCGTTGTACAACGCAAGAATATCAGCTTCTCCCTTCATGAATGTGTACGCCTCTACCAAAGAACCGTACAGCAACACGGAGTCGTAGTTGTCGCCAAGCCAGGTTGTGCCTGTTGCATTGGACACAGAGCTGACAGAAGCAGTAAAGTTTGAACCGCCCGTACCAATGTACGTGCCAGACGCGCTAATGACGTCCCCTACAGAATACAGTGCACCGCCAGTCGTTGGCGTAATGCCTGTGACTATGCCTGCTGCGACCGTGATCGTAGCAGTTGCTGAATTGCCGTTACCGCCTGTAATTGGTACATCGTAGTATGTACCGTTGGTGTAGCCAGACCCGCCGTTGGTCAGCGTCAAAGCCGTGATAGAACCTTGAACAATTGTGGGTGGATAATAGTAATAGTGCAGTTCTACAGAATACGACTGATCTGGTGTTGGCCCAAGAAGAAAACTCAGTTCGGCAACGTTGCCGTACTGTGGACCAAAGAGTGCGTAATACTGAGGCTGCTGATAGAAAGAAGAATTGGTAGTGGCAAACGCTTCGCGGATGAAGTTAACGTCCTTGTTGATTAAGTATGTATAAGTCCCGCTGCTGATCACAGCAAGGGAGTACACAGACAAGAAGTCGTTGGGGCAAGACAGGTAAGAGTTACCCGCTGTCAAAGTACCAATCTTATTAGCGCGAAGACTTGGGAACTGAATCGTGTTGTAAATGCGTTGCTCAGCCTGCTCGATGAAACGATTGATCTGCGAAGTGCTAGATTGTGTCGTTCCATCAGCAAGATATACAGTCGGAAATTGATTTTCCGTGTACGACTGAATTGCAGTTACAAGTTCAGTATAAGTAATTTACGCCACCGTTTCCAAAGTGTATGTGTTTAACACTTTGCCCTTTCTTTTAATCGCCATAGTTAATGTCGTTCGTTTTACACCTAAAAATTCTCCCGCGGCTTTTTGCGATAAAAAAGAACATTGTAGCTCAGGACAGTACAAAGGTTTCCATTTTGCTCGGGCAGAATTTTCCCGACCCACTTTTGGGTCCCGCTTTAATTTAACAACTTTTTCTTTCTTGGGCGCCTTTTCTTTTTTAGCGTGCCCTGCCCATCTAATAGCACCCCCATTAAACTTAATAAGTTTTTTACCTCTCTCGCGTGCTTCAGGCGTATTAAAAATTTCTTTTAAGTTTGCAACCTGCTTTCCACGCCACTCAGGGTCAGCCCATTGGCGTTTTAAACGTTCAGAACGTGCTTTGCAAACTTCTTCAGAATACTTCACGCCTTTATGTCCTGCACCCCCTTTGGTAATGTTGTATGCAGGGTTAATATCTTTAATCCAATCAATCTCAGCTTTATTTAACGCATCCGCATCAAAAGCTACAAACACTTCTTGAAAACTGAAGTTGTCTTTACCAAAAATGTTAATTGCACTGGCTAACTTGTACTTTTTAGCAACAGAAGAATTTGCAGTATTAATGTGTGTTTTCCAACGCCGCAAAGATTTTTGACGTGTCTGCCCTACATACTGTTCACGCGTAACAGTATTGGTTACTAAGTAGACAGACCCGTATCTATTCACGCCATTGGTCCTCTAGACATAACGCCCTTAGTTGCCGCACCTGCACCGCGCATCTTAATGCCTGTATTTTTAGGACCATTTGTAATGTTGCCTAAACTTACGCGTCTTGCGGGCATACCGCCAGGAGTAGATTCGTCCGCACGCATTGTATTTGGGTCAGTAGCATAATGAACAGCCTCTTGCCCATTAATAACATTACCCTTCATGTCGTGTGCTTGCGCATATAAAGAAGCAGAGCCCACTTCTTTGCCGCCTTTTTTCATGCTAAATTTAGCCATTATTTGCTCCCAGGTTTCTGGTTTTGTGCACGTGCTAAATTGCGTCCAACAGCGCGCATAGACTTACCAGTCACACCGCCCTTAGCCATCTTCTTGACGCCAAGCTTTTTCTCTTCTTTTTTGAGCATAGACTTGATGAGTTTCTTGTCTTCTGCTTCGTCTTCGTGTTTTTTAGCCATGATTTACTCCTACGTTGTAGCGATTGTAACTGTACCGATTGCAACGGTCAAAGCCAAATTGTTTGGCGTAAGTGCTGCATCAAAAAATTCCGATCCACCGACAGGGTTCCAGCCCCACTGAATGATTCGGCTACCTCCCTCATTCTCACCGTTTTGCAAAACGCTGGTGCCGCCACCTTGTTGAACTTGCAAACCACTACGCCCAGAAGTAATGTACGTTGTATCCGGTCTTGGATCGCGCACACCTTGTGGATCATCAACCGGATACATACCCAGTTGGAGTTGAGGTTGATCTGGGTCCCAGCACTGCGGGCAAACTTTGAGATCATACGTCTTTGTCTTGATGACCTCTTTTTTAAGTTCCCGAAGCTTAAACTGGAATCCGCACCGATCACACTCGGCAATCGAGTTCTTGCCGGATGAAAACCGATTACCCATTTAAATACCACCACCTATGAACATCTGCCTTGGCACTAAGCGCAGAGCAGCCTTCTCATGATCTTCGTAAGCGGCGAGTTCCCAGAACTCATCGTATTGTTGTTTCAAAATAGGTAACCTTTGCATACCGTCTGGCACTTTGAGCGCAACATAGTAAGCAAGACCCGCAATCATTGCCGGAATAAACCTGAATGGTACGTCCATGACGTTGTTGCCGTACTGAGACGCGTCCTGCGTCCTGCGCATGCGCCAGTAGACAAATTGATAAGTCTGCACATTGTCTGGAGTAGGCCAGACTGTAATGGCTGGGAGATTAGGAACGTTAACTGTAGAACCTACAGGAAACGATGCGGCTGTTGTGCCGTTCTGTCCCCTAAAACAATTACCCAAAATGTTGTTGGCAGTGTCAACATAGTTGTAATAGATGGTTTCGGTTATACCACTCGATACTAAGTTAACAAACCCCGCAGAAGCAAGGTTAGCAACAGAAGTCAAAGTGATAGATGTGTCTGTCGCGCCAACTGTACTAGCAACGGTAAACCCAGTTGGGTAGATCTGTCCGTCCAAACGCTGCACCCAAACCTGAATGGGACGTGCTTGATTAAGTTTGTTTGGAATTGTTGCGTAAGTGGAGACGCTGATACGTGTAATCGTTAAGTCCGCCTGAGTGGACGTATTGTTAGGGTTTGTCCTAATAACGTGATCTAAAAGATCAACTGTGTCATTGGGCAGTGCGTATGTGTTGAGTCCTTGTTGCAAAGTAATCGTACCTTGCTCAATCGTCCACATGTTGATGCCTCTGTTTGCCCAATCAGCAAACAGTAGATTGAGGGACCTACGCGCTGTGCGTAGGTCGTAGCCGGAACGCATTTCATAACCCGCACGCTCATACGCCTCTTCGCACGCTTCCGTAAGATTGAGGTTAAACGACGCCGTACCGGACGTCATCGAGTTGAGCGTAGAAATTGTCATTTCTTCTTCATTCCTTTAAGAGTCTCAGCAAGGCGCGCTTGTTTCCCAACCTT